GGTATTCCTTGTGCAGCCGGAACAGCGTCTGCACGCCGTCGCCATGGCCGAGCAGCTGGTCCTCCCTCGACGGCCGGCGCGAGGGCGCGCAGCTCTTGTAGTCGGCCCAGTCCTTCCAGCGAAAGCCGTGCAGCTGCCCGCCGCGGGCCTCGAAGAAGGCGACCAGCTCGGCCACGTCGTCGAGCGAGCGCAGCCCGAGGCCGGCGTCGTAGCGGCGCCGCGAATGCGCCCAGGGCGTGTTGCGCTCCTCGAAGCCGTTCGTCAGCGACACGATCTCGGTGCGCCGCTCGGGCCCGCCGAGCGAGCCGAAGCTCAGATTGGCGGGAAATCGGATCTCGTGAAACGCCATGATGTCCCTCAGGAGTTGCGCTCGCCACGGGCCAGGGCGCGGCGCATCTGCGCGGCGATCTGGCTCTGGCTGCGGGCGAAGCCGGCGACGTCCGGGGTGGTCACGTTGACGGTGACGCTGACCGGCCTCCCGCCGGCCGCGCCGCCGGCCGCCGCGACCCCGAGCCGGCCGTCGGGCCCGCGGCGCAACGGCATGATCGCCTCCGGCCCGGCCTCGCCCATCAGCCCGGTGCCGCCGCGCATCGGGAAATAGGTCGGCTGGCTCACCACGCCGCCGCGGGCGAAGGGCATGACCCGGCCCTCGGTGAAGACCCCGCCGCGGGCGAAGGGCGCCGCGCCGCCGCCCGGCAGCATCGCGTTCATGCCCTGCGCGATCGCCTGGCCCAGCGCCTGCTGCACCGGCTTCATGGCGATGTTGTAGGCGGTGTCGACCAGGCTGCGGGCGATCCCCTTCAGCGCGTCGCTGAGCTTGATGCCGTCGAGCGCCAGCCCGTCGAAGGCCCGCCGCAGCCCGCCGCCGATCCCGGTCGAGAGCTGCGCCGCCTCGCGGCTGGTCTGCAGCATCGACTGCCGCAGCCGGGCGAGCTCCGCCTCGAACTCGGCCGACATCCGGCCGGAGGCGCCAAGTCCCTGCTCCAGCCGGTCCAGTCCGTCCTGATCGGCCATCGCCGCCCTCCCACAGTCAGGTTTCGGTGCCGCGCGCCCCGTCCGGGAACCGCGCCAGGAGCGCGTCGAGCCGCGCCCGCGTCATGCCCTGCGCGCCGCCGCCGGTCTCGATCCCGAGCATCAGCGCCAGCTCCGCCGGGGTCAGGGCCCAGAACTCCCACGGCTTCAGCCCGAGGCCGGTCAGTCCGGCGCGCATCAGCCCCGGCCAGTCGAGCCCCCGCGGCGCCTCGCTCATGGCCCCACCCGGAAGGCGCGGGCGATCAGCTCGGCTGCCGCGCGGGCGGCGCCCAGGGGACCGCCGCCGATCTCGACCGTCACCAGCTCCTCGGCCCGCCCCTGCCAGCCGCCGCCGCGCAGGCCGGCGACCAGCACCGCGAGCACGTCGCGGGTGGTGAAGCCGGTGCCCTCGAAGCGCTCGATCAGCGCGATCATGCTGTCGGCGCCCAGATCCGCCTCCAGCCCGGCGAGCGCGCCGAGCGTCAGCCGGGCGCGATGCGGGCGGCCGTCGAGCAGGATCTCGACCTCGCCCGCATGCGGGTTCGCGCCGCCGCTCATGGCTCTTCGGCCGGGAGGCCCGGGGCAGGCGGGGCATCGGCGGCGGTGAAGCGGAGCGCCCCGGCCGAGGCCAAGGTCAGCTCGTAGGTGGCCTCGCCGTTCCAGGTCCCGGCATATTCGAGGCCGGTGATCACGAACGGCCCCTCGACGGTGCCGAAATCCGGGATGATGACCTGGCAGCGCGGGGATTCGCCGTCAAAGAACGCCTGCCGCATCCGCACATCCGAGGCGGCGTCGCGGAACACCCCGGAGCCCGAGATCGTCGCCGACCGCGCCCCGGCGCCCTCCAGCAGCTCGCGCCAGCGGCCCTCGCTGTCGAGGCTGGTGACATCCACCGTCTCGGCATTGAATCCGAGCCGCGTGGCGCGCAGCCCGGCCACCGCCTCGAACAGGCCGTTGCCGTTCATGTCCATCTTGATCAGCAGGTCGCGTCCGTTCTGCACCGCCATGGCGGTTCCTCCTCACCCAAGGTCCACGCGGGCGCGGAAGGTCAGATCGACCCGCCGCCCCGCACCGCTCTCGGCCCGCCGCGCGGTGGCGCGCAGGAACCACAGCCCCGCCAGCCGGCCCTCGGCCAGCGGCAGCGCGGCGCCGTCGTCGAGCGCCGCGGCAACCGCGGCCGCCGCCGCCTTGACGCCGGCGAAGCCGCCATTGTCCTCATCCGCGCCGCTGAGGACCGAGACCACGAAATCGTGCTCGGCCCCCGGCGCGGTCTGGTCGCCGGCCTCGCGCGCCACCTCGGGGCCGAGCGAGACATGCGTGCCCGCGGGCGGGCTGACCGGCATCGCGTCGTAGATCGCGTCGCCGACCAGGGCCGCGAGCCGCGCATCGCCGCGCAGCCGCTCGTAGACCGCGCCCTGCAGCGCCACCGCCGCCATGTAGCTCATGCCGCGCCCTCCTCTCTCGCGTGACAGACCAGCCAGCGGCCGGCCGCGCCCTCCTCGGCCACCGCCTCGATGCGGAAGAGCCGGGCGCCGAGGCGCAGCCGCTCGCCCGGCGCCGGCCGGCGCGGGTCGCCCGGGGGGGCGCCGCGCAGGGTGATCCGCCAGGTGACGACGCTCACCGCGCCGACCTCACCCCGCGCCTCGCGGGCGGCGCTCGCATCCATCGCCGCCCAGACCCGGCCCCGCGGCGCCCATTGCGTCGCGTGGCCGCCGAGGCCGTCGGCGACCCGCAGCGGCGCCTCGATCACCAGCGGGATGTTGAGCCGCGGCGCCCTCATCGCCCGCGACTCCCGAGCGCCGCGCCGCCGCGCGAGCCGAGCGTGCGGACCGCGCGCCAGCGCTCGATCAGCGCCGCGACCGGGAACGGCAGCGCCGCGCCCAGCCCGGCCGCGCCGCGGTCCTCGTAATACTGCCCCGCGAGCAGGATCACCGCATAAGCGAGGTCGGCCGGGATCGCGTCCCAGCCGGTGCCGAAGCCGGCGGTGAAGGTGATCGTGACGAAGCCGCCATCGGGCACCGCCGGCAGCCAGGCGCCGCCGCCTCCCGGCCGCAGCAGCGGCCGCTGGTTGTCCGGCACCAGCCGCCAGGCCTCCGGCGGCAGCGCCGTCTCCTCGCCGGCGCGGTCGGTCAGCACCACCGCATCGACCGAGGCGACCGGGGCGAGCGGCAGCGGCTGCGCCTGCGGATCGCGCCAATCCTCGATCCGCATCCTGAAGCGGCGCGTCAGCAGCACCTTGCCGGTGCGCGCCTCGACCGCCGCGACCGCGGCGCGCAGGAACGACGCCAGCGCCGCATCCTCGGCCGCCTCGGGGCCGGGCGCAAAGCCGGTGCCGAGGCGCAGATGCGCGCGCAGCCCCTCGACCGGCAGCGCCGCGGCCGGCGGTGCCGTTTCCTCGACTAGCATCATCTCTTGGACCTCCCGTCCCACGCCCGCAGGGGCTCGCGTGTGCCGGCCCCGTGCGGGGGCGGCGCGTCGGCGGCGAAATCGGGGCCGCGCCGGCTCGCGCGGGCCGGTGCGCGCGGACAGCTGGACCGGCCGGCGCGCGCTGATGCGCGGCCCCTCTTCGCCTGTCGATCAGGCGAAGTTCAGCCGCTTGATCGCGCGCCCGTCGGTGACGGCGCCGCCGACCCGCTTGGTGGCGTAGAACAGGACATGCGGCTTGGCCGAGAAGGGATCGCGCAGCACCCTGAGCTCGGGCCGCTCGACCACCGTGTAGCCGGCGCGGAAGTCGCCGAAGAGCACCGCCGCCGTGCCGGGCGAGCGCTCCGGCATGTCCTCCGAGATCATCACCGGATAGCCCAGCAGCCGGGCCGGCTCGGCCTGGCTGAGGCTGTCGCTCCACAGGAAGCGGCCATCCGCGTCCTTGACCCGGCGCAGCAGCGCCGCGGTCTTCGAACTCATCACGAAATTCGCGTTGGCACGGTAGGGCGCGCCCAGCGCGTAGACGAGGTTGATCAGCGAATCGAACGGCTCCAGGTCGTCGAGGCCCGAGCCGACGAGGCCGATCTTGGTCGGGTCGGAACCCTCGGCCGGGCCGGTCGGGGCCGCGAGCACGCCCTTCGGCTTGTCGGTGCCGTTGCCCGAGATGAAGGCCGCGGCCTCGGCCCGGCCGAAGCGGTCGGCGATCCGCTCGGCCAGCCAGGTCTCGACGTCGAAGGCGGCATCGTCGAGCAGCCGCTGGCTGGCCTTCGGCATGGCCGAGAGCTCGTGCAGCGGCACGGTGATGCGGGCGATGTTGGCGGTCGCGGTCTCGGCGGTCGCGGCGATGTCGTTGCTCCAGGCGGTGCCGGTGTCGCCGGTCTCGACCAGCACGTCATAGGTCGAGCCCTCGACCTGCACGACATTGGCGATCGCGCGGAGCGAGCCGGCGCCGCGCAGCGCGGCCTGCACGCTGTCGGCACCCTGCGGCGGCATCAGGAAGCC